CCAACAATCATAGCCTTTTCAACAATAGCCGCGTTCCATGTGGTTGTCATAGGGTGAGAGGTGATTCTTCGCACCCTGGGCAGCACCCATAACGTCATAACTATATCAATCGCCGCTGGATCACGGGTTAATGCAGGTGGTCTATTACGTTGCAACCTGTTCCCCCATTTAACCGATAACGGACTGCTCGCATCATTATAAGCTACCATTGTTAATAACATAGAGCCTTGACGGGCCGAAAATGCGGATACCTCCAAACTCGCACCAGATGCCTTAGAGATCGCGCTTCCCTTTGCTGTGTAGGTCGTCATTTTGGTATTTTCTCTAAATCTTTATCAGTGGGCGTTATGTAACAAATACCTTCCGGGCCGTTATCAGTGAGCTTGGTTTTTCCGCATGGAGAGGCGCACTTAACTACTGCATTTTTTTTAGCTTTATTATCAATCCAGATAACATCACCGCAACTGCCGCATTTTGTCCATGCTCTAGCCATTATTCAGCCCCTTCATTCTTAACAACCCTTAATTTGCCGACCTTGACAAGGCCGCGTTCGTCATACTCAAAACTAACATCTTTGTTTACTTGCCCGTTAATCATAGTTGATGGACTATTATCGCCCTCCACCGTGACCTGAGCCGGTTCAACCGTGACATTGACCATATTTTCAGGGAATACGATATTAAACGCATTCTCTGGGATATTGATAGTAATTGGAGCCTCAATGGTGACACTAGGCATTGATTGTGGCTCTTGGCCTGGTTCCCGTGGCATTATCTCGCCACTGATAGGCTGCTGTGTGAGCTTTTCAAGTATCGCCAAAATAGCAGGGTCAGTCTGTGGTACGGTAGGCTCTCCGACTGTCTGGGCTTGCAATTGATTATTAATAGGTGATTCTAGGTTAAATCCGAATGTATCGCGTTCAGCATCTAATTCGTCGTCGGTCTTATCTGTTAATCCTGCTTTTCTTGATATATCTCTCAGGTCTGATTCTGACAGCGTTCCACGATCTGCCAGTTGAATGATAGCCATAATCTGCTGGGCGTCCAGGGATTTATCATAGAATTCCTTGTTAATCTCGATAGTGACTTCCTGTTCGCCGCCCATGAATTCCTGTGCCCACATCAGGCACTTAATAATGGCCTCTTCTACATTCTTAACGATTACGCCTAGTTTAGAGTTTTGACCGGCGAAGCGTATTTTAGCGGCCTCTGCTGTCTCGATACCTGATGAGTCCTGAATCAGGCGAGCGCCTATCATGATCATCTGTTGCTCTTTCATTTCCATGCCTTCTTTAGGCATAGAATTAGGCGCTGCTTGTAGTAGTTCAGCACTTCCGCCCTCTGGGAGTAGTACAGCATTACGTGACCCGAATACTACACCGTTTTTCTGATACTCATCCGCCCATGATTTAGTAAGTCCTGCTAGTACAGGCGTAGGCTGACCAACCATAAAACTAGACTCTTCATAATCAGCACTATTCCTATAATGCGCTAAGTTGACCTCGGATAAATCATATAACGGGGCCTTATCAATCGTTTCATCGTTGTTCTGAGCGCCTGCAAAGATAAAGGGTATTTCTGACCATGTAGACCCATCGGCCTTTCTGGGTATTGATTCCAGTTCCAGTTCTTCATTCTTGTCATAAAGTTCCTGAGTGTAAACACCGTCTGTCAGTCGTAATACTCTATGCTTAATGACCTCTTTAAAACTAAACCCATCATCTGAAAGCTCTTGTGTAGGCTCTCTTAGGACAACAAGGGATAGTTTCTTAACCCCATCTACAACCTCTGTTCGCCAGTTAATAACCGATTCAGCCGGGTATGGAAGCAAAGCAGCCCTTAATCCACGGGCTTGGACCTGGGCCTGAGTGAGGCTTTCTTCCACTTCTGGATAGTCTACCAAAATACCATAACGGCCTATCTCGGTACTGTCTCCGATCACATCCATAATTAGCTGCTCAAGAGACAATCCGCCGCCTGTGGCGTTTTCTTCCAGATAACTCAGTGTTTCGGGTATCTCGTAGGTCGTGTCCTTGCGGAACACCATGCCCAACATGCCTTCCTTAGTGTGGCCGGTGAAATTCACATAGTTAGCGCGGGTGAGATAAGCATCATAACGACCTTGAGTAGCATCTTCTGGAGCGGGTAGGTATTTAGTCCCGGCTGAATTATTGAGACTGCCTGACTTGCCGCCTGATCGTGCCTTGACTGCCGGTGCGCCTTCTACGCAATCCCTGACCTGGTTCCAGCGTGGGAGAAACTTGTCATAATCTGGATGAGTGTCTGATACTGGCATTATCTTGAGAACCTCGTCATTATGTCCACAACTGGTTTAATAACTGGCATTTCATACGCAATCGGATAAGTTCCAGCGTCTGGCAAGTGGTCTAGATTCGATTTCTTGTCAGGTTCGCCATTCTTATCATAAGCAAGCTGCTCTAAACACTTCGCGTACTCTGGACACATCTTATCGTTCACCTTTATAAATCCGTTACTGAAAGCCTTGTTTGCACTGATTACCCGATCCTTAACTAATGGATTCTTCTTATTAGCATATACCGAAAATCCAGCGGCTTCTAACAAAGCTATATCACTAATCGAAGCGTTCACGGTCTTTCTGGCTCCGCCCGTAGCATCAGGGTAAACCCTTATATTATGCTCGTGATACCGTTCCTTTATCGTGTCTATCATGCTCGGTGTGTCATAAATGCCTTTCAATTCATCCACCGCGTGCCACTCTTTACCCCTTATAACATAAACCACTGCTGACATGTTAGTTACGTTGAAATCCATGCCAATCCTTAAAGGCTCCTTTTCCTTGATCGTTTCCGTTGATCTGTGTGCCTCTCGATTATAAGCATTATAGACCGTCCCTGTGGTTAGGTTGACAAATTGTCCATTTAGATAAGCCTGTATCAACTCATCTGGGTAAGCCTCGACTAGGCTATCAATATACCCATCTGGTAAATTCTTAGCGTTATCATACGTCGAAGCCTGTATTAACCCATAGTTCTTTCTTAGCTTTGGATCATTCGCTACGTCTTCCTTGAATATCTTATAAACCGTTTTAAACCCTTCCGGGGTAGTTGTTACATCTAATCCATTCCTTGCCCCATCCCACCTAAGCCTTGCCAGCATCTTACGCCAGGCCATCAAGCCTTTGTCTAATGGCAATAGGTCAAACTCATCCACCAACCCTGACCCGATCTTGAAGCCTATTATCATTTCCGGTCTATCCAATGATCTACAGATAGTCGTTCCATAATATCTCTGACCTCTGTAAAAGTGAACTTCCTTGTCACTGGTTCTAATCTTTACATTAAAGCCGAATTCGTAACCAACCTCTTCTATAGTCGGATAATATATATCCCTTATATGCGGATAGGTCGGGGCAAAGTATCCCTGGTTTATCTTTGGGTTTTCGCAATACTGAATACACTGACTCATTGCTCCAACCCATGTTTTGCCACTTCCAAACCCAGCTACAAAAGCCCTGAATTTATTATTCATCAGCAAGAATTGATATTGGGGCTTGTTAGCCTTCGGTTCTAGCATCTTCTAATATCAATCTAATACTGGTAGGAGCTTCATCCTCTTCCCCCGTGCTTTCGTACAATTTAAGAGCCGGTAAGTATTTATCTATTAGCTTTAACTTTATATCTGCTGACTTCTGCAACCTGCTGATTTCAGTAGCATTTAGTTCAACTTCCAAATCAGCTAGTTTATTTGATATATCAACAACATGCTGAATATGACCCCCAGCCTCAAGAGACTCTCTTAAAGCCTCTTGTCTGATTGCTCTATTCTGGTCTGCTCTTGATATACCAACTGGCATTATTTACCCTTCTGTCCGTTCTCTATTGGCCACGTTTTTCAATGATCTTCAGTATTCTATCCACATCCCGCTGTATTACAATTTGCCGTTCATCAAGCCTGATCACGTTTTCTAGTTGGGACTTAATTAAGGCTATCTCCCTATCTTGATCGGTGTTCTTGTCCTCGTTATCGGTTAT